CGACGCCGTCAAGGCTGTCGCTGTTTTCAAGTCCCGCCAGCGCGATGCTGGCGTGCCGAAAAGCGCCCCTTGTGACGAGGCGGCGGCGGCGGACGTGCAGGCCCTGGCCGCACGCTTCAAGCGCCTTCGCGGCGCCTGACCACCACCCCCTCATCACGAAAGGATTGCGTCATGGACGCTGAAATCAAGGGCCTGTTCGAGGAGCAGGCGAAGGCTTTCGAGGCCTTCAAGCAGACCAACGACTCGGCGCTCGCCGAGGTGAAGAAGCTGGGCGCCAGCGACGCGGTTCGGGAAGCCGAGCTGAAGAAGATCAACGACGCCCTCGACGGGCTCGGTGATCAGATCAAGGCTGCGGAGAAGGCCCGCCAGGAGCTGGAAGCCAAGACCAACCGTCTGTCGATGACCGGCGGCAAGGGCGACGACGCCGAGGCCAAGGCGGCCGGCGAGTTCGGACGGCAGCTGGGTCAGGACTTCGGTGTCGACGACCTGCGCGGCTACAAGGCGGCGCTGGACGCCTATCTGCGGAAGGGCCCGGACTATCGTGACCTGGACCGCAAGTCGCTGTCGGTCGGCTCCGACCCGGACGGCGGCTATCTGGTCACCCCGGACATGAGCGGCCGCATCGTGGCCAAGGTCTATGAGTCCTCGCCCCTCCGTCAGTACGCCAGTGTCGTGACCATCGGCACGGACGCGCTGGAGGGCCTGATCGACAACGACGAGGGCTCGGCCGGCTGGGTCGGCGAAACGCAGACCCGCTCGGAGACCGACACGCCGCAGCTGGGCAAGTGGACGATCCCGGTCAACGAGGTCTACGCCATGCCGACCGCGACCCAGAAGGTCCTGGAGGACGCGCGTCTGGACCTTGAGTCCTGGCTGGCGAACAAGGTCGCGGACAAGATCGCCCGCATTGAGAACGCCGCGTTCATCAATGGCGACGGCACCCTGAAGCCGCGCGGCCTGCTGTCTTACAGCACCGTCGCGACGGCTGACGCCACCCGCGCCTGGGGTGTGTTCCAGCACATCGTGTCGGGCGCTGCGGCCGACTTCGCCTCGTCGAGCCCGGCTGACAGGCTGCTCGACGTCGTCTACGCGCTGAAGGCGGCTTACCGTCAGGGCGCCGCGTGGATGATGCCGCGGGCCACTGTCGGGGCCATCCGCAAGTTCAAGGATGGCCAAGGCCAGTACCTGTGGTCGCCGGGGCTTCAGGCCGGCCAGCCGCAGTCGATCCTCGGCTTCCCCGTCGCCGAGGCGGAGGACATGCCGGCGATCGGGGCCAACAATCTGGGCATCGCCTTCGGCAACTTCGCCGAGGGCTACCAGATCGTGGACCGCGTCGGCCTGTCGGTGCTTCGCGACCCCTACACCACCAAGGGCTTCGTGAAGTTCTACACCCGCAAGCGGGTCGGCGGCGGCGCTGTGAACTTCGAGGCGGTCAAGTTCCTGAGGTTCTCGACCTGATCCCAACCGGGGGCGGCTTCGGCCGCTCTCTTCTCCCCCCCTGACATTGAAGGAGCAAAGCCATGACCCCGGAACGGGACGGCTTCTACGAGATCCGCATCGATACGCTGATCCCGGCGGCGACCCTTGCCGCTGACAACACCCCGGCCGCCGTCGATCTGCGCGGCGCCCGGAAGGCGACCATCCTGCTGGCCATTGGCGTCGGCGGGATCACGTTCACGGGTACGAACAAGGTCGAGTTCGTCCTGACCCACAGCGACGACGACTTGACCTACACCGCCGTGACCGCCGCCGATCTGATCGGCGACGCGCTGCTGCCGGCGACGATTACGGGCGGTATCGTGCGCGCCCTGACCGCCGCCAAGGCCGCCGCCGATGTGCAGAAGATCGGCTATGTCGGCGGTCGGCGTTACCTGAAGCTGCTGGCCGATTTCTCGGGCACGCATGGCACCGGCACGCCGGTTGCTGCGCTTGTGGTCGAGGATGGCCTGGCTATCCGGGGAATCGCCTGAGATGGGCCTTCGTCTCCTTGAGGGGCCCGACGGCGACGTCGTCTCCCTTGCGGAGGCGAAGGCTCACCTGCGCGTGGATGGCAGCGACGAGAACGCCCTGATCGAGGGACTGATCGCCGCCGCCACGTCGCATCTGGACGGCGCGCCCGGCGTGCTGGGCCGGTGCCTGCTCGAGCAAAGGTGGGCCGTGTCGTGGGATGAGTTTGACGACGTTCTGAACGTCCCGCTCGCGCCCGTTCTGTCGATCGATGCGGTTCACTATGTCGACGGGGATGGCGTTTCGCGCACGCTCGACGACGTCGCCTACTCCGTGCTGCTGGTCGGCGGCGCGCGGATCCACAGCGACAACTGGCCGGCCACGGCCCGACGGCCGGGCGCTGTGACCGTGGAGTTCACGGCGGGCTATGGGGACGCGGCCGATGTGCCCCAGCCGATCAAGCAGGCAATCCTGCTGCTGGTCGGGCACTGGTACGCCAACCGCGAGGCGGTCAACGTCGGCAACATGGTGACGCCCCTGCCGATGGCGGTTGAGGCGCTGACCTTGCCCTACGTCTATCGAGTCCTGTGATGCAGGCCGGGAGGATGGATCGGCGCCTGCGGATCGCGCAGGGCAGCTATCAGTCGGGTCAGCTGCAGACGACGCTGGTCTGGGCTGAGGACGGGCCCACGGTGTGGGCAGAGAAGCTGGAGATCAGCGACGGGGAGCGGTCGCGGCAGTCGGGGCAGGAGGCCGCGGCGACGACGCGGTTCCGGATCCGCTGGTCGGCGGCCGTGGCGGTGCTGAACCCCAAGGATCGGGTGGTCTGCGAGGGCCGCACCTATGACGTGGTCGGGGTGAAGGAGCTGGGCCGCCGCGAGGGCCTGGAGATCACGGCCATGCGCCGGGCGGACGTCTGATGGCGAACCGGGTTCGCGTCCGCGTCGAGGGTCTGGCCGAACTGAGCGCCGGCCTGGCCGATTTGCCGAAGGCGACCTCGCGCAATGTGATGCGCCGGGTCGGTCTGGCGGCGCTGGAGCCGATGGCCGAGGCGGCCCGGCAGAATGCGCCGGTCGAGGACAATGACCTGCGCGCGTCGATCGCGGTCAGCACCAAGGCCGCCGGCTATGCCCGGCGCGCCGGGCGCAAGCGCAATGAGGTCGAGGTTTACATGGGGCCCGCCGGTCGCGGCGGGGCCAAGGCGCCGCCCCAAGGCGCGCTGCAGGAGTTTGGCACGAAGAACCACGGGCCCCAGCCGTTCATGCGTCCGGCCTGGGATGCCGGGAAAGATGACCTGCTGCAGGCGGTGGCCGACGGCCTGGCGCCCGAGATCGAGAAGGCGGCGCAGCGGATCGCGCGGAAGCAGGCGCGGCTGATCGCCAAGGCCGGGGGCTGAGGTATGGAACTGGCCCTCAAGACGGCCCTGCTGGCCTTCAATCCGCTGACCGCGCTGGTCGGCACGACGATCGACTGGGGCGCGCGCCCGCAGGGCAAGGGCTCGGCCTGTGTGGTGCTGCACCGCATCGGCGGCGAGCGCGGCCAGGTGATGGCCGGGCCGGACGGCCTGATCGCGTCGCGCGTGCAGGTCGACTGCTGGGGCCCGACCTATAACGCCGCCAAGGCCGTGGCGGTGCAGGTCGTGGCCTGTCTGAACGGATATCGCGCCGGCGCGATCCAGCGCGTCTTCATCGACAGCGAGCGGGACGACCAGTTCCTGGAGCCGCCCGAACCCCTTTACCGCACCCGCCTGGACCTTCGGGTCTGGCACACACAGGCCTAGGAGGGCCGACACATGGCGACCACCCCGTCCATCGGCTCCGGCGCGAGCTTCCAGATCTTCACCGGCGGTTCGTATGTGGCCGTGGCGAACGTGACCAGCATCACGCCGCCCAACCGCAGCCGCGACACCGTCGACACCACGAACATGGCCTCGGGCGGCGACCGGGTGTTCATCCCCGGCCTGCGCGACGGCGGCGAGATCAGCCTGGAGCTGAACTACACCTCGGGCAACTATGCGGCGCTGGCGGCCCTGCTGTCGGTGGCCGGAACCACCTCGGTGCGCTGTGTCGATCCGGCCGGCGACACCTGGGAAGCGAACGTCATCCTGACCGACCTGTCGCCGGAAGTGCCGCTGGACGACCGCATGACCTGTTCGGCGACCTTCAAGGTGTCGGGCGCCCCGTCGTTCACGGCCGGCGAGGCGGCGGCCCCGACCAACACCCTGGCCCCGGCGGTGTCGGGCGCCCCGATCCAGGGCCAGACCCTGACGGTGATCGAGGGCGACTGGACCGGTGCGCCGAGCTTCACCTACCAGTGGCAGCGCGGCACGAACGTGGCCACCCCGGTCTGGTCCAACATCTCGGGCGCGACCAGCCGGACCCATGTCGTCCAGGCCGGCGACGTCGGCAACTTCCTGCGGTGCAACGTCACCGGCACGAACGGCGCGGGCAACGCCACCGCCGCCTCGTCCCGCACCGTTCTGGCGACGTCGTCGTAATGGCCAACCGGCTGAAGGGGGAGGTCGCGCTCGAGGTCGAGGGCGCGACCTGGACCCTGGTGTTCGACGTCAACGCCATGTGCGAGGTCGAGTATCTGCTGGACCAGTCGACGGCGGAGATCCTGACGCGGCTGGCGGCCAATCCGCCGTTGCATGTGGTGCGGGCCCTGCTGTGGGGGGCGCTGCGCCGCCGCCACCCGAACACCGACCTGAACAAGGCCGGCGAGATCATCGAGGCCATCGGCGGCCCCGGGGTCGCGCTGGAGAAGATCGGCGAGGCCCTGATCGCCGCCTTCCCGGAGGCGAAAGAGACCCCCGCGGACCCTCGGAAGGGGGCGGCGGCTGGGCGTGGCCGTCGCTCCTGAGCGCCTGGATCGAGCTGGGGTACGACCCCGAGGCGTTCTGGCGACAGACGCCGCGGATGATCGGCACGGTGTTCGCCGCCAGGGGCGAGGCCGCCAAGGCCGAGCACCGCCGGGCCCTCGCCCTGGCCCGGGATCACGCCCAACTGATCGCGTTCGCGCATCACAAGCCTGAGAAGATGCCGTCTCTGGCGAGCCTGCTGGGCGACAAGCCCAGGGCGCAGACGACGGCGGAGCAGATGTCCGTCCTGAAGGCCCTGACGCTGGAGCTGGGCGGCAAGGTTCATTGAGGAGCGCCCCACATGAGCCAAGCCACCATCGGCGCGCTGAGGGTCGTTCTGGGCCTGGACTCGGCCGAGTTCACGAACGGCATGACCAAGGCCCAGATGGGCCTGCAGAAGTTCGCCGGCATGGCCAAGGCGGGCGCGCTGGCGGTCGGCGCGGCCATGGCGGCGGCGGGGACGGCCACGGCCGTGGCCATGAAAGGGATCATCGACCAGGCCGACGAGATGTCGAAGATGTCCCAGTCGCTGGGCATCCCGATCGACGAGCTGAGCCGGCTGCGTCATGCGGCCAATCTGGCCGGCGTCGAGATGGAGCCGCTGAGCAAGGCGATCCAGCGGCTGTCGCGCACGATGGTCGAGGCCGGAGACAACGCCAGCGGCTCGGCCGCAGCCAGCTTTCGCGCGCTGGGCATCACGGTGCGGTCGGCGTCAGGTGATCTGAAAACTGCGCCGCAGGTGCTGGAGGAAATCTCCGACCGGTTTGCGGCCATGCCGAACGGGGTTCGCAAGACCGCGGCGGCCATTGACCTGTTCGGCCGCGCGGGCGCCAGCATGATCCCGCTGCTGAACGGCGGCTCGGCTGCCCTGCGCGAGGCTTACGACGAGGCCGACGCGCTGGGCATCGTGCTGGACGAGCAGACCGGCCGGGCGGCCGAGGCCTTCAACGACAACCTGACCCGGCTGGGCCTGGTGAAAGACGGCCTGATCACGAAGATGACGGCCGGGATGCTGCCGGCCCTTGAGGACATCACGAACGCCCTTGTCGCCAGCTCGCGCAACTCGGTGGCCATGAAGGCCGCTGGCGAGGCGCTGGGCAATGTGCTGAAGGTTCTGGTCACGCTGGCCGCCGGGGTCGGTGCGGCCTTTATTGCGGCGGCGCAGGGCATCGCGGCGGCGGCCTCGGCGGCCGTCAAGTTCGCCCAAGGAGACATGCGCGGCGCAGCGGTCGCCTGGCTGGAGGGCGACGCCGCCATCCGCCGCACGATGACGTCGACGGCGCAGTTCGTCGGCCAGGTCTGGAACCCGCCGGCCGGGGATACCGTCTTCACCGGCGCCGTGGCCGGCGCGGTCGCCGTCGAGGCCGGGGCCAATCGCGCAACGCGGGCCGTTGAGCGCATGACAGAGGCCGAGCGCGAGGCGGCGCGGGCGGCCGAAGCCCTGCAGCGGGACGGCCAGCGCACGTTCGAGGACACGCGAACGGCGGCCGAGCGGTACACGATGCGGGTGTTCGAGCTGCAGCGTCAGCTGCAGGCGGCGGCAATCGACCAGGACACGTTCAACCGGGCCCTGCGGGACGCCCGGGATGCTTTCGACGCGGCCGACCCGAAGACCCAGATGCGCGAGCAGATGGCCGAGGCTGCGCGCAACGCGGAGGCGGAGGCCAAGGATCGCCGGATCGAGGCCGAGGCCGAGGCCGCGCGGTTCGCCAAGGATCAGCGCTGGGAGCTGCGCGAGTCGACCTATGCCGGGATCTCGGAAGGTCTGCGGGCGGCGGCGGACGGCAATCTGCTGAGCTATCTGGCGAACCGGATGCGCGAGCGCCTGTTCGACGGGCTGGCGCGTTCGCTGACCGACCTGCTGACGCGCGGCGCCGGGGGCGGCAAGGGCGGCGGCGGCATCTTCGCTTCGATCGCCAAGGCCCTGCCCGGCTTCGCCAACGGCGGGTCGTTCAAGGTCGGCGGGTCGGGCGGGATTGACAGCCAGCTGGTGGCGTTCCGCGCCACGCCCAGCGAGCGGGTGTCGATCACAAAAGACGGGCAGGGCATGGCCGGCGGGGTCAATGTGACCGTGACGCCGTCGCCGTACTTCGACGTGCAGGTTCAGCAGATCGCCGGTCCGGTCGCGGCGCAGGCGGGGGTTCAGGCGTTCGCCGGGGCCCGTCAGGCGGTGCCGGCCGACATGGCCCGGCGTGATGCGTACCGGAGGGGCTGATGCCGCTGACGCTGCCGACATCGCCCGCGCCAACGCAGTTTGCGCTGGAGCTGGTGACCGCGCGCAATGAGCTGTCCCCCGCGTTCGGCGGGCCGGTCCAGCGCCTGAACCGCAAGGGCTCTCGCTGGCGGGCGACGGTGTCCCTGCCGGCCATGACCTATGCCGAGGCCATGGCCTGGACCGATCTGCGGGTCGAGGCCGACACGGTCGTGCTGGACGTGCCCCAGCCGGGGCTGGAGATCGGCACGCCGGGCACGCCGCTGGTCAAGGGCGCGGGCCAGCTGGGGGCGTCGCTGCTGATCGACGGGCTGACGGTCGGCTATGTGGTCCGCAAGGGGCAGTTCCTGACCGTGGTGACCGGGTCGCAGCGGTATCTGTACCAGGCCACGGCGGCGGTGACGGCCAACGGCTCGGGCGAGGCGACGGTGGCAATCCGGCCGATGCTGCGCGTCAGCCCGGCGGACAACGCCGTGGTCGAGATCGCGGCGCCGAAGATCGAGGGGTTCGTCAGGACGCCGCCGTCGTTCGACGTGAACCCGGCGTTCCATGTCGTGCTGGGCTTCGACATTGAGGAGCGGGCCTGATGGGTGTGAACCTGGTTCGCCTGCATCTGGAGACAGATGCGATGACCGACGCGGTCAATGACCTGCGCCACGTCGAGGCCGCGCTGATCCGTCGGCACGGCGCGCCGTTCCGTGCGCTGGAGCGCCGCATCGAGGCGCTGTTCGATGCGCCACTGCCGGACGACATCGTGCGCCTGCACGATCTGGCCCCGGGCCGCTTCTGCGCTGTTCCTGCCGGAGAGCTGTCGGCCATTCTGGCCGAGGCCCGCCGCCTCAAGGTTCTGGCCTGATGGATTCGGCGCTTGTTGCGGCGCTGCAGGGACCTGCGCCGACGGTCTGCTGGCTGGTGGAGCTGGCGCTGCCGGCGGGCACGGCGCGGCTGACGGATGCCGGCGAGGTGGTGTTCGGGGGGCAGGTTTTCCATGGCGAGCACCCGACGCTGGGGGTGCTGGGCTCGATCAGCGGCCTTAAGGACGGCGCGGCGAACACGACCACGCGGGTTGATGTGGTGGTTCTGCCGCGTTCGGCCCAGGCGGCGGCGGACCTGACCGATCCGGCGGCGCAAGGGACGCGGGTGCGAATCTGGTTCGGGGCGATCAATCCGGCGACCGGGGCGCTGATCGGCGCGCCGGAGATGAAGTTCGACGGCGAGCTGGACAAGGCCGGCTTCAGCGTCGGGGCGACCTGGTCGGTCACGGTCGAGTGCGGCACCCAGGCCGAGCGCCAGCTGGAGCCCAACGAGGACTGGCGGCTGAACCATCCGTTTCATTCTGGCGTCTGGGCCAATGAGACGGGGCTGATCTACGTCACGAACGTGGCGAAGAAGATTTACTGGCGCATGGACAGCCCAAACGGCTCCATCACCTTCCGGTAAACATATGGCTCGGCTTTTCCGGGCATTTTGCATGAGGCAATGACATGGCATTTCAGTTTTCTACGGCTGCGCGTAATGCGGCTATTGACGCGGTAGAGACGGCCATAGGGACCGGGCCTACGCTCGAAATCCGCTCCGGATCGGCCCCCGCCACCTGTGCGACCGCCGACAGCGGCACGGTGTTGGCAACGCTCGCCCTGCCGTCCGACTGGCTTGCTGCCGCGTCTGGCGGCTCGAAGGCCATCTCCGGGACGTGGCAGGATTTGTCCGCTGACGCCACCGGAACGGCGGGACACTTCCGCGTAAAGCAGGGGGCGACCTGTCACATTCAGGGCAGCGTCACCGCTACCGGCGGCGGCGGGGATATGACCCTCGACAACACCTCTATCGCGGCCGGTCAGCAAGTGACCGTGACGGCCTTTACCCTGACCGCTGGCGGGGCGTGATGGCCAATACTGTCGTTTCTATCACGCCCGGCTCGGGCGAAGATGTCGCGGTTGACGACATCGGCGGCGTCAACTTTCAGCGGGTCAAGCTGGTTCACGGCCCCGAAGGCGTGGCGCGGGACGTTACACCCGACATCCCGTTGCCGGTGGCCGACAGCGGGGCGGGCAACCTGCTGCTGCGCATCCTCCAGATGCTCATGGCCCCGCTGGGCTACGACAAGTCGCTCGGCAGGCAGCGCGGCACGGTGGTGGTCGAAAGCGGCACGGTCACGACCGTTTCCACCGTTTCCACCGTTTCCACCGTTTCCACCGTCTCGGCCGTCGCGGCGCTGAACAACATCGCGGGTATCGGCGGCTACTCGGCTCAAATGCAGGTTTTCGACACCAACCGCACGGCGTGGGCGCAATGCGTCCGTTCCCGGATCACTTGAGGGCCAGATGGCAAACACTTTCAAGAAGGTCATCGACCAACTCGTCTGGCGGCAGGTCAACCCTTCCCCCAACGCGCACTCGGCGGCGGCGTCTTTTGCGTCCGACCTGCGGTCGGACCTGTCCCGCAACCCGTTTGTCTATCAGACGGTCAGCAACACGGTCCTGAACCGCTACAACATCGTCACGAAGGCCTGGCAGACGATGACCTCCATGGCTCTGGCCGGAACCTTCGGCGCGGGTGCGACGTCGGTTTTTGTTCCGTCCCTGGGCTTGGTCGGCACCATCGCGGCGGGTGCCACGACGACCTCGGTGGTCCTGTCTACGGCCCTGCCCACGGCGGTCGGCCTGAACATGCTCGCCAACCGTGGCGGGTCGGGCGAATATGGCTTCAAGCTGCGGATTATTGACACGGTGGCCGGTAAAACGGCGGAACGCTACATTGAGGGCAACACGGCGGGCACGACCCCGACGATCAGGGTAGCCTCGTCCTTCGGATTCACGCCTTCCACCGGCGCGCGTTACGAGATCATCGCCGGTCGCCTGTTCTCCCTCGGCGCGGGCACGTTGGCGGCGAACATCTGGCGGTCCTTCGAGGTGGCGTCAAACACCCTCTCGACCGGCCTTTCGACCACGAACCTGCCCGCGACCATCGGCACCGATAGCGATATCATGGTGCTGGACGAGCAGTATACGCCCTACGACTGCTCGCCCGGCGACGGCATGGTGAAGGGCACCTACAACTACGACACGGGCGTGGTTTCCCGCTACGCTCTTGCCGCGACGGCGGCGGCAGCCTCAACCCTGACCGGGCAGGCCAGCCTTGGCGATGCGGTGGTCCTCGCGAACGAGTACCGGAACTTCCAGATCAGGATCGTGGAAGACACGGTCAACACCATGGCGGTCGGTCAGCGGCGCATCATCGCCTCGCACACGGCGGGTCCGTCGCCGGTCTACACCCTCGGCACGGCGTGGACCGTAACGCCCTCGTCAAGCGCGAAGTTCGTGATTGAACTGCCTAACCTGATCCTTGTTCGGTCTAGCGCCACGACCACGGTCTATACCTACAACTACGGCGATGCGACCGTGAATAACGGCACGAACAGCATCATCACCGGCTCTTGGTCCACGACCTACTTTGGCGCGGCTCCTGCGGCCAACGGCGCGGGCGGAATGTGGGCTCCGTCCTGGGGTATCCAACCCGACCCGTCGCGCAACGCCCGGCACAGCTTCTGCTACTTCTTCCGGGGCGGCGCTGCGGTCACGCTCGACGTGCTGGACATCGCGGGCAGCATCACCGGCACATGGACCGGCGCTATCGCCTACGACGGCAACACCACCGCGATGGGCACTGGCACCTGCGGGGCATACTCGCCATACGAGAACGAAGGCCGGATGTTCTACATCAACGCCTATGTGGCGTCGGCGGCTAACCAGTTCTTCCGGTTTGACGTGCAGAACCGGGTCCTCTCGCCCTACACCAACACCGACTTCATCCAGTCGGGCACGGCGTCGCTGGGCAAGAGACTGGCCTCCTACTGCGCGATTGACGGCCCGGACACTTACGACGTTGTTCTGCTCCAGTCGCACCTCTCCCCAATCGCTCAGGAACTGGTGGTGCTCGTATGAAAATAGTCAACCTGATCAATCTGGTGCGCAACCGCCTGATGGTTTTGAATAACCAGCGCGTTGAGGCTTTCCAGCGCGGTGATGCTGATCGGGTCGCGGTCCTCGACACCGAAATCGCCGACACAGAGCAGACCCTTACGGCGTTGGACTCGCTGACCTGATCTTCGCCCGCCGGATCAACCCGGTGGGCCTGAGCCGAGGCGGGCGACATGCTTCTGTTACTCCTGCGGTCATCCGCTCCGCCATCCGGAACCATCACCGGGCAGGCAACGGGCACGCTGGCCCTTACCGGGTCGGCGTCCGGCACGGTCGCCGGGGGCGGCTCGGGGACTTCCGGCCAGGCGTCGGGTTTGCTGGACCTGACCGGCGCTTCGACGGGGGCTGTCCGGGTTTTCGGCCTGGGGGCCGGGGCCTTCGACGTCGTGGGCGCTTCGGCGGGGGCGGTTCGGGTTTCCGGCGCGGCGGCGGGGGCGATCAGCCTTACGGGCGCGGCGGCCGGCCTTGTAATCTCCGGCCTTTCCGCACAGGCCTCGGGCGACCTGCCGTTGACTGGCGCGTCCGGCGCGCTGGTGCGGATCACCGGGGTTTCGGGCGGCGCACTGGATCTGTCCGGCCTGTCTGCTGGCGGAGTGCGCGTCGCCGGTCAGGCGGCTGGAACGCTGGCCCTTACCGGGGCGGCGACCATCCAGACGCTTTCGGCGGGCGGCGCTCAGGCGGCGGGCACGCTGGCCATCGCCGGGTCGTCTTCGGCGAGCTTGCGCGTCAGCGGCGCGGTTTCCGGCACGCTGCCGCTCTCGGGTTCCGCAGCGGCGTTCAGCCGCGTGGCCGCTGCTGTGGACGGCGTTCTGCCGATCACCGGCTCGGCCAGCGCTGCCAGTGCCATTAACGCCGCCGCCGCGTCGGTATTCGTCATTACGGGGGCCGCCGTCGTCGCAATCGGTTCCGTCTCCGCCCGCCGCGCCACCCGTCCGGAGCGCAGCGCCAACCGCGCTCTCATAATGGGGAGCGGCAACCGCGTGGTCATATCCAAGCTCGGCAACAGGGCCTGACATGAACGATTTTCTGTTGAAGCGCGGCGACACCAGTCCCGCGATCCTGGGCTCTCTCGTCGGCGGCGACGGGTCGGCTGTTTCGATAACAGGCGCGAGCGTGAGGTTTCACATGGCTCGGGACGCCAACGGCGAAGTGGTTGTGGACGCACCCGCCGCTGTGGTTGACGCCGCCGCCGGTCAGGTGCGGTACGATTGGCAGCCAGCCGACACGGTGGCGGCCGGAAGATTCAGGGCTGAGTTCGAGGTGACTTATTCTGACGGGACGGTTGAGACCTTCCCGAACGACAGCGACCTGCAAATCCTGATCCGCGACGACCTGGCCTGACGCCCCGCGAACCCGGTTCGCCCCCCTCGATCACCTTCCGACAGGGCTCGCACATGCATCCGATGATCCGGCGGCGTGAAGCCGTCGAGGCGACCGTTCAGCGGTTCGCGGGGAAGCCGCTTGCCTATGGCCGGGACGACTGCGCCCGGATGGCGGCGTTCCTGGTAAGGCGGCTGGGCGTCAAGGTCCGGCTGGCGAAGATGCCGCGCTATGCCTCGGCGGTTGGGGCGGCGCGGGCCCTGAAGGCGCTGGAGTGCGCCACCCTGGCCGAGGTGGTGGATCGGGCGGGCCTGCCGCGCATCGCGCCGGCGCGGGCGGTGCTGGGTGATCTGCTCGCCCTGCCGGGGCCGGACGAAACTGTGGCGCTGCATATCGCCCTGAGCCCGGACACGTCGTTCGGGCTGATCGACGGCGTGTTCCAGCCGGGGCGCGTGCATCAGGTGCTGACGGCGTGGAGGGTGCTGTAAGATGGCAGACCCGATCTCGGCCGCCGTCTCGGCTGTCATCATCAGCGCGACCGGCGCGACCGGGGTGGCGGCGACAGCGATCACTGTGGCGACGACGGTTGCCGTCAATGCCACCATTGCGGCGGCCGCGTCGGCCCTGCTGAGCCCCAGCGTCGGCGTCGGCCGCAACCCGACTGATTGGGTGGCCGATCCTGACGCCCCCTTGCGCTATGCCATCGGCCGGGGCGGGGCGGCGGGCCAGATCGTTCACCGGGACGAATACGGCCCGGACAACATGTTCCAGACCATCGTCGCGGTCATCGCGGCGGGCGGCCCGATCAAGGCCTTCGTCGGGTATGAGTTCGACGACCAGCCGGTGACGTTCGGGGCCGGCGGGGCGGCCACGTCGTCGCAATGGGTCGGAGAGATGTGGCTGACGACCCGGCTGGGGGCGCAGCCGGACACGGCCCTGACCTCGCCCGCCGGCCTGAAAAACGGCGCGACCCTGCCCGGCTGGACCTCGGCGTCGAAGCTGTCGGGCAAGGCCGCGTACATGCTGACGATGGCGGAGAACAGCAAGGGCTCCGCCTTCCCGACGGGCGAGCCCAAGCCGCTGATCACGTGGGAGGGGGGCTATGGCTGGGACCCGCGCCTCGACAGCACCTATCCCGGTGGGTCGGGCTCCTGTCGCCTGAATGACCCGTCGACGTATGTGTGGATCGACAACCCGGCCCTGGGCGCCCTGAAGTGGGCGCTGGGCCTGTGGGAAGGGCCCTCGAGCGGCGGCAAGTACGGCGTGCCGCATGACAGCGTGCTGGTCGGCGGGTTCGGGGCCAAGGTCGAGGGAATCGACGTTGCCTCGTTTGTCGAGGCGGCGAACGTCGCGGACGCCAACGGCTGGACCGTCGCGGCCTATCCGTCGTCGGCGGATAACAAGGCCCAGGTCATGGATGCGCTGCTGCAAGCCTGCGGCGCGATCTATGCCGAGCGTGCCGGGCGGATCAGCTGCATCCACCGGGCGGCTCCTCGCGCCAGCGTGGTGACGATCTCGGCCGCCGACACGGCCGGACCGCTGGAGCTGGACACGACCGTCTCGCGCATCGGGCGGATCAACACGATCCGGCCCCGGTACTGGAGCGAGGCGAACCGGTGGCAGATGACGGCGGCGGACGCCGTGACTGCGAGCGCCTATGTGGCAGATGACAACGGCGAGCGCCGGACGCGGGGGGTCGACTTCCCGTTCGTGCGGGATGTGCAGCAGGCCAGCGAGCTTGCGGCGCTGCAACTGGCGAACACGCGCGAGGGTTTCCGGGGTGTGATCCCGCTGAAGCCGCACCTGCAGCGCATCCGGCCGGGCGACGCCTTCACGATTGCCGAGCCGGGCTTCCTGCTGGACGGGCAGAAGTGCCTGTGTCTGGACACCGAGTTCGACGCCGCCACCGGGGTGCACCGGGTGACGTGGGTGTCGGAGACGGACGGGAAGTACGACTTCGCCTTCGGCCTGACGCCGGAACCGCCGGAGCCGGCGACCCTGAGCCCCAACCCGGGCGCAATCGCGGCCCCGCTGCCGGACGAGTGGACCATCGTCCCGCGCCCGCCGGCGTCGGACGGCGCGCAACTGCCGGGGTTCGACCTGTCGGGCATTGTCGGGTCGGCCAAGGCGTACCGGGTGCTGGTCGAATATGCGCTGGACGACGAGGGCCCCTGGGTGTCGGCCTATGAGGGGCCGCCGACGTCGGAAGAGATCAGCATCACCGTCCCGGCGGGCGGGGTCTATTACGTCGGGATCACCTATTTCGACCAAGCGGGCGTGCCCAGCGCGCGGACGGTTTACGGGCCGTTCACGGCGGCGGGATTGGCGGCGGGGCTGGACCCGGCGCAGTTCGACGCGCTGAACCTGCGGGCCGCCGATCAGATCGCGTCGGATATCGCCAATGCCCTCAAGGCCTATAACGACACCGTGCGGCGGAAGGAGGAGGTCCGCGCCGAGTCCGAGGAGCGCCGGACGGCGATCAATCTGATCGAGGCGACGGTCGAGGAGGTGGCGACCGACCTTGAGGCCGAGATCGTCACGCGCACGGATCAGATCAGCGCCCTGAATGGTCAGGTGGCCAGCGTCAGCAGCGCGACCACCACCAACGCAACGAACATCTCAGCGGTCGCCAGCCGCACAGACGTTATCGAGGCGCAGGTCCAGAATCCGACCACGGGGCTGCTCTCGCGCGCGACCTCGCTGGAAAGCCGGGTGACGACTGTCGAGACGGACAAGGCCTCGGCGGCGTCGGTGAGCACGCTGTCGGCGACGGTCGGCAGCCTGTCATCAACGGTGACCGGCGTCTCGTCGGTCGCGGCGGACGCGCAAGGCAAGGTCAACGCCGTGGTCGGCGTCACCCTAGACGTCAACGGCAAGATAAGCGGCACGCGCCAGGCCAACAACGGCGCGACCTCACTGTTCGACATTCAGGCCGACGCCTTCCGGGTGTTCAACGGCACGTCGAACACGCCGGTGTTCCAGGTCACGGGCGGCCAGGTGCTAATCGCCAACAATCGCGTGGCTACCGAGAGCATGGTGGCCAACGCGGTGACGGACGCCGGGGTGTCTTTCACGGCGGGCGACCTGACGCTGAGCGGCACGACGCAGGTCACGACGCAGACGCTGGTGTTCGCCTGTAGTGGTCGGCCGGTCGTCGTGCGGTCGAACTTCTACATGACGTTGTGGCATCCGCCGGCCGGTGGCTTCTCGGTGACCGTTCGCGTGCTCCGAAACGGTGTGGCGATCTTCGAGATCGCGCTTGACGCTATCAACGGCGACCAGATCACCGGATGGCAGACGCCCGAGGTCGAGGATGCCCCTGGGGCCGGGACGCACACCTACACGACGACCGTCCAGCTGAGCCGTGACGACGGCTTCAGCATCCAGAGGGTCCAGTCGCGCGCCATGCGTGTCCAGGAGTTCAAGCGATGAAGGTCTGGTTCGTTGTGCACGACGCCGGCGGCGCGATCATTCGCACGGGCACGTGCTCGGAGGCCGTCGCCAGCGCACAGGCCATGCCCGGCGAGAGCGTGATGACGTTTCCCGAGGCGCAGACCTTCTCCGGCCCCGGCGGCATGACCCGCCCGATCACCGACCTGACACACCGCGTCGTCGAGGGCGCGCTTGTTCCCGTGGAGTCCTGACGCATGGCCACGCTCGAAGACCTTATCCCCGTTCTACAGGAGCTGTCGGTCGATAACCGGTCGGTGCTGACCCGGATCGAGCCGTTCATCCTGACGACCGGAAAGCCGAGCGCCGGGGTCGGCGCAGTCGGGGCCATCGCAATCGACATGACGGCCAAGGTCGCCTATGGCCCCAAGGCCAGCACCGGCGCGGACCCTTGGGGTGATGGCGATCCGTTCGGCGAAGGACCGATGGGTCCACAGGGGCCGGCTGGCCCGCAAGGCGAGACCGGTCCGCAGGGACCGGCCGGGTCCGGCTCCGGCGACGTGCTGGGCCCGGCGACCCATGCCATCGGCCTGGTGCCGACCTGGACGGGGGCGAACAACAAGACCCTGGGCGCAGGTCGCGACATCGGCGCGGCCAGCGCTACTGACCTGCTGGACCGGCAGGCGGGCGACGCCCGCTATGTGCTGGACAGCGGTCTGAGCGAAAAGGTCGATGACCGGGTCAATGCGCTGATCGTGGCCGGGACCGGGATCAGCTCGACCTATGACGACGTGGCCAACACCCTGACGCTGGCGGCCACGGGTGGTGGCGGCGGAGCGCAGGCCCAGGACGGGGCCATCTTCGGTCTGCGGCCGTTCCCGACGGCCGGGTCAGTCACGACCTCGGTGACGCTGTCGGCCGGCAAGTGCCGGGACAGCACCAACGTTGACAGTATTGAGCTGACCGCGCCGCTCGCCAAGCGCCTCGACGCCGTCTGGGCCGCTGGATCGGGCAACGGCGGCCGGGAAGCCGGGTCGAGCCTCGCGACGCAGACCCCGGGCCAGACCTGGCACCTCTACGTCATCCTCAACCCGTCATTGAGCGTGGTGGACGGCCTGTGGTCGCTCTCGCCGACCGCGCCGACGCTCCCCGCCGGTTACACCCGGTTCCGGCGCGTCCTCTCCATCCCGTTCATACTCAACACGCAGAACCTCCCCGACTTCGTCTGGGTCGACGAGGAAATTCACTACAAGGTCCGCTCGACGGACATGATCGCCGTCACCGACAACACAGCGGCGGGCGTGCTGAGAGCCATATCCGTTCCGCTCGGTCTCAAGGTCCGGGCGCGGCTCTACCACTCAGTCACGGGGACGACGACGGCCGGTGTGTGGTTCGCGGGCGTTTACGACCCCGACGTGGGTGTCCCGACCTTCGGCGTCCCGACACAGTGGGCCCAGCACCGCATCGAGAGCAACGAAGCCGACGAGCGATACCAGACCACGGTTCTGGAGTGCTGGACCAACACCGCCCAGCAGGTGTTCACGGCCTCTAACGATCCTTTCGGTCAAATGGTGTTGGGCGTCCTGTCCTACCGTGACGCCAGGGGCCGCTTCGGATGACGGACAGCTGGGCCGTCCCCAAAACGATGACCCTGCTCATGTACGGGTCGTCGCTCACGAGCGGCCGCCTGAATGGCCGCCTCGACGCCAGCCTGCAGGAGCGGCTCCAGCAGCAACCCGAGGCGCGGGGCCGCGTCGTGGTCATCTCGGCCGGACGCGGCTCGCAGACGAGCACCTGGGGCATCGACAACATCGGCCGCCTTGCGGCTCTGAAGGCGACGCACGCCCTCGTCGAACCCTTCGACGTCAACAATGCCGTCGTCACGGGCGTCACCCCGGCCGTCTCCCGCGCCCAGGCCACGACTGACCGCACGACCATGCGCGCTGCGCTTAAGGCCGCCAACCCCGACATCGAGGTCATCTGGTGGACGGGGAACCCGGTCGATAGCGCCGGTCAGTCGCTGCGGCCGAACCTCGCCGACTACTACAATGACACCGTGGCGCAGGCTGCCGCGTGGGGCGACGTCTGCGTTGATGCGTATAATGGCACCGCTGAGTTCCCTGGCGGCTGGCCCAAGCCCCTGACGACCAGTCTCACCTACGACAACGACGGCCTTCACCCGACGCCCGCCGCGTCGGCCGTGTACCTCCTCCCGCAGCTAGTGCTCGCGCTGCGCAAGCGCATGGCTGTTTACTGGGGGCTCGCGGCGCCCAGCACGCCGACCTTCAACGCCCTGACGCTGTCGGCCTCGACCATCGCCGAGATCAGCCCGGCCGGGACCGTCGTCGGGACGCTCCAGGGCACCCTTCCGGATTACGCTCCGACTCTGTCGAACGACGCCGGGGGGCGTTTCGCCATCGCGTCAAACGGCTCCGGGGGCTGGAACCTCGTCGCCGGTCTGGTCAGCACGGACTACGAGACCGCGACCTCCCACAACGTCACGGTGCGCCAGGTCGGTGGCGACGTCGTCAACAGCCCGCGCGACACCGTACTGGCCGTCACGGTGACCGACGTCGCCGTGGAGGGTATCCTTGCTGACGTCCTGCTGGTCGGCGGCGGCGCGGCCGGGGGCCACTCCATCGGGGGCGGCGGCGGCGGCGGTCAGGTCAAGTTCCTAACGGGCGTAACCATTCCCTTCGGGACCAACGCGGGCACCGTCGGACAGGGGGGTGTCGCGGCCGAGTCGTTCTCGGGCCAGTCTAATCCGGGCGGCGACACGACATTCCTTGGTCAGACCGCCCGAGGCGGTGGACCCGCAGGTCATTTCACCGCCAACGGCGGAACGCGGGCGACCGGCGGCGGCGGCGGTCAGGGCGCGACCGGCGGACCGGGGACGTCCGGCGAGGGCCAGGCGGGCGGCAACGGCTCCGGCGGCGGGGGCGGCTCGTCGGGATCGGGCGCGGCATCCACGAACAGCCCTGGTCGCGTCAGCGGCAACGGCGGCGCGGGCACCGCCAACTCGATCACGGGCTCGTCGCAGCTATACGGGGGCGGCGCCCCTGGGGGCCTCAACTACAACGACTACCCGACAGGCCAGTACGGCACCTACGGCTCGCCCGCGTCGGCCGGTCGAGGAACGGGTGGCCACGGCGGCTCCGAGAACGAAGACGGGAGCCACAATCAGGGCCAGAGCGGCTTCGCGGGCAGCGTCATCGTCTCTTTCACCGACCGGGCATTCACCGCAACCGGGACCTTCACGTCCAGCCTGGTCAGCGGGAAGCGCATTCTGGTCTTCACGAGCGCGACGTTCAGCCTGACGATCAATCCCTGATTAAGCGATTTTCGTTTCCTCGCGGCGCAGGCCGTCGGGGGTTTCTTGTGGCTGGGGCCACACAACACCGGAGAGTCGACCATGATGCGCGTGACCAGCCTTGCCGCCACCGCGGCTTCCGACGTGCCAATCGAGCCCGATGAGGAGGGCGGCCCGATCGACCCGAACAAGCCGCCGCCGCCGCCGCCCGGGGCCCTGGGCTCGGGCGGCTGAGCCATGGCGATGGCGGTCACCGTTGCCGGCCTGGTTCTTGCCGCGCTGGCGGCGTGTGACCGTCGCGCCTGGCCCTTTCTGGGCGTGGTCGCGCTGAGCTGGGGCATGACCTCGGCGGCCGATCACGCCCTGCTTGTGCTGGCCGCGATCTGGGCCCGGCTGATCATCGACGCCCTGGGCGTGCTTCTGGCGTGGGTTGTCGAGGGGCGCTCAAGGCCGTGGGTGTGGTGGATGGGCGGGGTCCGCGCGACGTTCGCGCTGATGCTGCTGGCGCACAGTCTTTATTGGCTGTCGCGGTCGCTGGGGGTTGAGATGTGGCTGGTCTATGCGCACGGCCTGAACCTGCTGTCGCTGCTGCAGCTGCTGTTCCTGGCTGGCCCGATCGGCTGGCGGCTGACCGGGCCCTATGTGACCGCCTGGATCGCGCTGCTGCTGGCGCTGATCTCCGCCCTGCTGCCTGTCGGCGGTCCCCCAGCCAAACCGTCCACGCGCCGTTCGGATTCTGGTCCCGGGGGGTCTCATGACTGACACCCTGCCGCGACTGCGGATCACGCCGCCGACGCTGGACCTGACCATCAATGTGATCCACCTGATCGTCGCCGGGACCATGGTCGTCACGGCCGGCATCTGGGCCAGCCGGATGGAACAGCGCGTCGCCGCGCTGGAGGAGCAGGCGCGGGTCACCGACCCCCTGCTGCAGGACATGCGCGACCGGCTGGTGCGCATGGAGGTGCAGTCCGACAATACGGCCGAGGGGGTGCGCGGCATCCGCCAGCGGCTGGACGGGGGTGCGCCATGAGCCGATTCCGCCTGCCGTCCCTGGCCAAGGTCAAGGCCGCCGCCGACGTGGCGCGGGACTGGGCCGCCATCGGCTCGGCCCCGGTCGTGACCCTGCTGCTGGTCTGGCTGATCTGCATCCTGACCTATGTGGCCTGGCCGCCGGACACGGCGGCGCAGCGCATCCACTATCTCGGCGCGCTGGGCATCCTGACGGCCGTGCTGCTGGGATACTGCGTGTTCTTCTATCAGCGGCGCAGCGTGAACGCCCGGGTCGAGACGCGGCTGGGCTCGATCGACCTGGACGACGTGACGCACGGCCAGCCGTCGCAGGTGACCGCGACCGCCACGGTGACCGCCACGGCGGTGCCGGCGGCCCCTGAGCCTGCCTCGCCGCCGCCCGAGGCCCCGGCCAAGCCCTGAGTCCATCCCCATAACCCGGAGACTGCCGATGTCCCGCTTTTCGCTGGGCGCGCAATCGCGTGCGCGCCTGAAGGGGGTTCACCCCCAGCTGGTCCGCGTGGTCGAGCGCGCGATCGAGCTGACGACCGTCGACTTCATGGTGCTGGAGGGCGTGCGCACGCCGCAGCGCCAGCGCGAGCTGTACGCCCAGGGGCGGACCAAGCCCGGCCCGGTCGTGACCTGGACCCTGACGTCCAATCACTTCGTGAAGGCCGACGGCTTCGGCCATGCGGTCGACCTGTGCCCGTGGCCGGTCGACTGGACCGACCTGAAGAAGTTCGACGCTATCAGCCGGGCCATGTTCGCCGCGGCCGAGGAGCTGGGCGTCAGGATCCGCTGGGGCGCGGACTGGGACCGGGACGGCAAGCCCCGCGAGCGCGGCGAGACCGACAGTCCGCATTTCGAGCTGGCGTCGTGAAGCCCCGCGCCCTGACCGTATGGGGCTGGGTCGCCGGCATCGCCGGCGCCCTGTTCCTGATCGCGGCGGTGTCCAGCGTCTGGAACGGCCTGTGGTCGTGGCTGCCGTGGTCGGCCGAGCGGCAGCTGGAGGGCGCGCGGGCGCAGGCCGAGGCTGCCACCGACCAGGCCGAGGCCGGCCGCCTGACCGCCGAGGGGGAGGGCGACACGATCCGCCGCCTCGACACCTATCATCACCAGGTCGTCACCGTTCGCGCCGTCACGGCCGAGGGTGTGGCCGAAGCCATGGGAGCGCCTGATGCCTCGACGCCGCTGGACCCTGATCGCGCTGCTCGCCTGCGCGCCGCTGATCGTGAGCTGTGCCGGGTCGCCCCGGACCTTGGAGGCTGCGCCGCCGCGGCTGACCCTGCCGGAGACGGTGCGGACGGCCTGTGACCTGCACCGCCTGCCGGCGGATCCGACGCAGGCCCTGACCGTGGGCGACCTCGAGGCGGCCTATCTGATCCGCGGGGCCCAGATCGCCGAGTGCGAAGGCCGGCGCCGGCTGGCGGTCGAGACCTGGGACGCGGAACGGGCCCTGATCGACCGTCACCGGCAGGCCCGCGAGGACCGGGCGCGGCCCTGGTGGGCGCGCCTTCGGCCTGGCTAGGGCGCGATGCTCAGGGCGCTATCGCTCGCCGCGCGGCGGCTCGCTGTCTGAGCGCATGACCCGACCCCCTCGGCGTTGAGCCCGCACAGCTCCGCCGCTCAAGGCCCGCTCCGGTTCGCCGGGACGGGCCTTGCTTAATTTCCGGGGTGCGAACCGGGTTCGTCCGGGTTTACAGTCGCGACCCAAGTCGTTGAAAAGGTTCAGGGCGACCGGGGCGGGGTTTACAGCCTAAGCCCTTGTGTGCACTCAGAAGCACACCCCCAGGGGGCTCACCACAACACCCCGTAGTGCGTTGAAATCGCTAGAGGTTTACAATCGAGAACTCGCAGGGTTTACAGCGGGTGTTCTCGTTATGGCCTCAAGGCGGGCCATCGCGTCGTCGGCCAGGCGGGCCTGATCGGCGTCGCGGGTGTAGCGTTCGACCTCGTCCAGGGTGGTGTGACCGAGGACGGCGGCGATCTGTTTGGCGCTGCAGCCGGCCTCGGCGAGGCGGCGTCCGGCGGCCTTGCGCAGGCCGTGGGCGGTGCGGCCGGTCAGGCCGGCGGCGACGGCGGCGTCGCGGAACCACTGGCTGAAGCCCGCGGCGCTGAACGGGGCGCCGTAGCGCGTGGTCATATAGGTCATGTCGGTGGCCGGCACGCGGTCCAGCTCGGCCTGCAGGGCCGGGTGGATGCGGATCCGCAATCGCGCGGAGGTCTTGAGCTGGCAGACGGCGATCCGGCCGTCGCGGACGTGCTGGCGGCCCATGGTGACCACGTCGCTGCGGCGCTGGCCGGTGTAGAGCAGCAGGTAGAGGGCCCGGCGCTCGCGCGAGCCGGCGGGCCAGCGTTTCTCGAACGCGGCGATGTCGTCCTCGGACCAGGCGGTGAAGCCCTTGACCTTGTGCCGCGGGGCCTCGGTGTCGTTGACGGGGTTGTCGGCGCGCCAGCCCAGCCGGACCGCCAGCCGGAACAGGCGGCGCAGGCGCTTGCGCAGGTTCTTCGCCGCGCCGGGGGTGGCGGCCATGCCGTGCAGGATGGCCTCGATGTGGTGCGCCTGGACCGACACGGCTCCCAGCTGGCCCCAGCGGGTGCGGAAGCGCTCGAGCTGGCTGCGATAGCCCCGGCGGGTGCTGTCGCGCAGGGCGGCCCATTCGGGCGAGCGGTAGTATTCGATCAGCAGGGCCTCGATCGAGCGCGGCTGGATTCGGGCGGCGATCCGGGCCTCGACACCGGGCCGGCTGGCGGCCAGGGCGGCGGCATAGGCGGCCATGAAGACGTCCGAACCCGGTTCGCCCGGCAGGGTGACGCGCGCAAAGCCCGCGCGGCGGAAGTAGTGCCGGCGGCGCCCATGACGGTCGGTCAGGGCCTGGACATAGGGCAGCTCGACCTTGGCCATGGGGGCGGGCGGGGTGTCCGTCATCTGTGCAGCGACCGCGCTCATAGGTCGAGCGCGCGATCCCATTCGTTCCGCCCCTCGGCCTCGGCCAACGCGGCGGCGGTCGGCGTCAGAGGCGAGGGCGGGCCGATCAGGACCCGGAAGCCACCCTGTGCCGGAAAATCCACGCGCGCAACCGTCAGGCCAGCCGAGGTCACCGCGCGGATGACGCGCTTGATGTCGGCGGCGGTGAAGGTGACGGGGGCGCGAACGTGATCGTCAGCGCTCATCGGGCTTGCCTTTCGAGGTGCAGCAGCAGGGCGGCGCCGGCGGCGGTGATGATCCAGCCGGCAGGGGAGGGCAGGGCCAGTTCGAGCTGTCGCAGGTTGGTCAGGGCGTCGAGGACGGCCGGGCGCAGGCCGCGGGTCCGGTCGGTCGGGCGGCGCACGGCGCGGACGATGTCGCTGACCGAGCGGGGCCCGGCGGCGATGGCCGCCAGCACCCGGGCCCGCATCCCGTTCGGGCGGATCGGATTCGGGCGTGGCGAGAGCGGTCGGGCGCTCGCCACCCATGCGCCGCGCGCCAGTCGGGTCATGTGGGGCTGGCCGGTCATGCGCCGATCCTCGCGATCAGGGAGACGATCAGCGCCAACATGCCGAGGGCGAACAGGATGACGCCGATGAGGCCGGTCTTGGGCCCCTGGTCGGGCGCAGGCTTACGCGGCATGACGGTCCTCCTGCAGGTTGGCCAGGGCGTCGCGGCCCTCGGGGGTGATGGTCCAGCCGGCGGGCGCGGCGGTGATCAGGCCGCGGCGGAACATGGCGCGCAGGGCGGCCTTGACCTTCACGCGCTCGGCCTCGCGGTCGTAGTGGCCGGGGTCGGTGGCGTTCAGCAGGCGGTTCATGCCCATGGGGCCGGCGTTGTGCAGGCAGCGCAGCAGCCGTTCCCAGCGCCCGCCGGGAGCCAGCCGGCCGCGCGGATAGCGCGGCGCGGGCGTCGGGGCGTGGTAGCGCAGGGTCACGGCAGCACCCGGAAGGTGATGGCCCAGACCCACGGGTTGGCGCGCCAGCTGTCCTCGCCGTGGATGAACCGCCAGAGGATCTGCCACAGCAGCAGCGGGTCGGCCTTTTCCGGGTCGAGGACGCCGGAGCCGCCTTGGCTGAAGACGTGGATCGGCCCGATCGACGGTTCGCGCACGCCCTCGGCCTCGGCGTCGGCGGCGGTGATGTCCTGCAGGCGCTCGACCCGGACCTCGGTGATCTCCAGCGTCAGGCGGGAGGCCCAGCGGGGCATGTGGATGCTGGGGCGCCAGCGCAGCTCGTTGCGGATCTCGGAATCGTCCTCGGTGGCGGCGTAGCAGAGGCCGCTGTCCTCAAGCAGCGGCGGCCGGGCCTTGGGGATCGGGCCGCGCTCGAACTGATAGTCGTTCAGGCCCCACGTCTCCCGTACCCACAGCCGGTCGCCGGGGGCGCCGTAGGGGCACTCGATCGTGTGCAGGCGCTCACCGTTGAGCCACGGCGCGAACTCGCCGGGCAGCTCCTCATGCGCCTCGACCGTGGCGGGGTCGACATCATCCGGCCATTTCACCACCCGCCGCGTCTGGGTCTTCCGGCCGTCCAGCAGGGCGCGGACCATGGGGCCGCTGAACAGGATGGGGCGCTCACGCATCGGCGTCGTCTCCTTCGCTGTCGGTGTCATCATCTCCGGCGTCGGGGTCGCTGCCGTCGATCGCCTGTTCGGCCTCGGTGATTTCGAGCGGCGGGGTGGCGAGGCCGGCGGCGGTGTTGGCCGTGGTGGCGATCAGAATGGCGAGCGCCACGTGGGCGTCGCCCAGCCCCTCGCCGAACGGGTGGCAGTCGACGACCTGTTCGTCGTTGGCGGCCAGAACCTCGGCTTCTTCCGTTGCGCGCCAGGGCAGGGGCAGGTCCAGGCCCTCGGCCGCCGTGGCCAGGCCCTCGATGGCGATGGCGGCGGGCGGGCGCGCGGCATGGGCCAGCAGGCCGTCGACGTGGGCGCGGGCCATGCCGACGCGCTCGGCGCGGCGCTGGCGGTCCTGATCGCGCTGGCGCCGCTCTTCGGCGAAGCGGGCGTCGCGGGCGGCGTTCTCGGCCTTGAGGGCGGCGATGTGTTCGGCGGCGTGGGCTGGCAGGGTGAAGGGGCCGTTGAGCCAAGGCGTCGACCACTGGCCCTCGGCAGGCGCCGGCAGCCCGAGGCGGGTGCGCAGGTCCGCGGCATAGGCGTGCATGGCGGCGACGCTGGCCTCGTCGGGCGCGTAGCCGAGGCCCAGGGCGTCCATGACGGTGCCGGCGGCGTATTCGATCCGGGCCATGGCGCGGCCGTCCAGATCCCATGAGGTCGGGACGTCGATCAGCCCGGCCTTGTCCAGCGCCTCGGCGTCGGCGTCGGCGACCATGGCGTCAGGGTCGACCTGGATCGCGCTGCAGGCATGGACCGCCCCGTGGGCCAGACGCATTTCGGCGAGGATCAGGCGCTGGCGGTCGGTGTAGTCGACCTCGGCGGCATCGCGGGCCTTACGCTTCGCCTCGGCGAGCTGGACCGCCTGACGGGCGTCGCGGACAGACAGGCGCTTCGGGTCGCTCTCGGGCAGGGTCATGCGGTGCTGCTGTTCCGGGGTCAGGCACTCCAGCAGCTGCAGCCGCATCTGGACGTGGCGCTGGGTGCGGCCGACGCGCTCGGCGATGTCGGCGGTGGCCAGGCCGAGGGTGCGCAGGGCCTGAAAGGCGCGGGCCTCCTCGATCGGGTTCAGGTCGCGGCGCTGCAGGTTCTCGGACAGGGCAGCGAGGCGCACCGCGACGTCGTCGTCGTGCTCGAGCACGCGGACGGGGATCGGTTGATCGGCGCGCCAGTGGCCGGTCGCCAGCAACATGCCGAGCGCGCGCCAGCGCCGTTCGCCGCCGACGAGCAGATATTGGGGGTCGCTACCGCTCGCGCCGCGGGCGCTCGCTGCTTCAGCGACGGTGGCGGGGACGAGGGGGCGGACAACCAGGTTCTGCAGCAGGCCGTTCTCGCGGATGTCGTCGGCCAGCGCCCACAGTTCGGCCTCGGCGTCCTCGCTGTCCCAGTCGCGCCGCGCATTGTCGGGGTCGGGCAGGATCTGGCCATGCAGAAGCTGCGTCGGCGGGGCGGCGTGATCATCGCCTGCGCTGAGGCCTTCGGCGACGTTGATCGCGGCCAGCTGAGCCCGGCCGTCGTCAGTCAGGGTCGGTATCTGGTCGGCGGTGATCAGGCCCGCCTCGGCGAGCTGACCAAGGTCGCGGGCGATGTTCGAGCGCTGGCGACCGGCCTGCTCGGCCAGTTCGGTGCGGGTGGCGGGGGCGCCGGCGGCGATGGCGCGCAACAGGCTGGCGGCGCTGACGGCGAGGGGGTTGAGCTGGGTCATGTCGAGGGTCCGGGTCGGTTCTGGGTTCAGGCCGCGCTGGCGCGGGCGTTGGCGGGGGCGGTGCGCTTCAGCGCCGCCAGCAGGAGGGACGGGGTGTTGACGCCGGGGCCGGCGGCGACCGCGAGGAAGTCCCGCTGCTCGCCCAGGACGCGCCAGACGCAGACGCAGGCGAAATAGTCCCCGCCCAGGGACGCGGCGGCCGCCGTGACGTCGAGGCCCGCCCGGCCGCGCAGCTGGTGCACGCGGGCGGCCAGGTCGTCGGGCGTGGCGAAGGTCAGGCCCTCGCGCAGGTCCGGCGGGTCGGCGGCGGCGACCAGAAGGGGCGAACCGGGTTCGTCGGTCGACAGGGTCGTGATGGAGGGGGTCATGAGCGGGGCGCCGGGGTGACGGCGGGGTGACGGCTGGGGCTGTGCAGCTCGATGCACCGGCCCGCGCAGAACAATTCGATCCGCACGAAGGGGCTGACGCGCCGCAGGCGGTCGAACAGGCGCGTGGCCTCGCGCTGGCCGGTCATGGGCGACACGACGGGCCCGGCGCTGAGGTGCGCCACGACGGTCCAGGCGGTGCACGCGGTATCCGAGGGCAGCGGCCGCCGGGCGGGCGCAGGTTGCGTGCTGGCGGGGGGCATCAGGCCACCCCGTCGGTGATGGCCGCATCGCCCCGGTCGCCCAGCATCCGGCCGGCGGCGCGGGCGATGTAGAGGGCCCGGGCCTGATCGGCGGCGCGGGTCAGGGCGTTGGCGAAGCCGACGGCGCCGGGCAGGGCGTTTTCGGCCACCATGGCGCAGGCGGCGACCTGGGCCTGTTCCGGGCGCAGGAAGCGCTGGACCTTGCCGACCACCACGCCGACCACGGGCCGGCCAGTGACGTCGATCAGGCCGCGGGCCACCGGCTCGGCCAGGGGCGCGCTTTCCAGCAGCAGCAGCAGGTCGGTCACGGCGTCGACGTCGGCGGCCGGAATCAGGTCGGACGGCGGCGGTGACGTGAGCGTGAGGCCCGGGCGTCGGGCGAACAGGCGGTGCACGCGGGGAAAGGGGATGACGTTGTCGGCGGTCGGCATGTTACGACGCTCCTGACGTTGAGGGGGTGGCACCAATGGCCAAGCGGTTGAGTCTGATCGGGCTGGAGCCGGTCGACGGCGGTGTGGTGATCCGGTGCGAGCGCTTGTCGGAGCGGTTCGACGTGCCGCTGGGGACCTCGGGCGTCGCGGCGCTGATCACAGCGCTGTTGAGTGCGGCGCGGGACAGCGGGGCCGCATATCCGGCGCGCGTCGAGGCGCTGGCGTTCGCCGATCGCGCCGAGGGCGACGCCCCGCCGGTGTTGCGCGTGGACACGGCGGACGGGGTCATTGTGCTGAGCCTGAGCTGGGCGCAGGTCGCGGGGCTGGCGCAACTGGCGGCGGCGATGCTGGAGCATTCGCCCGGCACAGGCCGTCCAGTCTGATCCAGCCGCTGTCCGGCCCCAGCCTGATCAGCCGGGCCGACCGCAGGTCGCGGCGAAGGCGCCCGGCGTTGCGCCAGGCCAGCCACCGCCAGGCGAGGCGGTCCAGTATGCCAGTCGAATTAGGGGCCATGATCGGCGCTCCCGGTTCAAGGGTGCGCCCGCGCCGGGCAGACGGTCAGCAGATGGCCGAGGGAGACCCCAACGCTGACCGCCTCGCGGGAAAACTGCACTGGCCCGCGACCGCCCGACGCGGGCGGCGAGGCATAGGTGTGCATACCTGCACGGCCTCAGTCAATGCAGAAATGCACGGTCGCGCGTCGAGCGGTGTTCGGTTAACGTCCGGTCGCACAACCCGAGCGGTTGAATGGGGGTTTCCATGAAACGTGTTCTTGTCGTCGCCGCGCTGGGTGCGGCCGTTTTCGCCACCGGCTGCGCCACTAAGCGCTATCCGATCGCCACGGCCTGGTCGGCGGCCGAGGCGGAGGCGATGGATTGCAGCCAGCTGCGTCTCGAGCTGATCCGTGCGCGTCAGGTTGAGCAGCAGATCTCTGAGACGGCGGATTTCGACTGGCGGTCGGTGGCCGGCTTCCTGGGCGACTATGGCATCGGCAATGCTATGGCCAAGTCGGATGCTGATCGGGCTATCCGCCAGCGCATCAACGGCATTCAGGAGGCCCAGCGGGCGAAGAGCTGCCCCGCCACGGTAAGCTGGCTGGACAACCTCGGCGACATGGTCGGATCTGTCGTGGGTCGCGGCTGAGCATGGGTACAGCGAAGACGATCCGCGTTGTCGCGCTGGCCGCCTTCGTTGCCGTCATGGCTTTCGCCTGGTTCTCCCGCGACACCGACCGGCTGTCGCGGGAGGCCGAAGCTGAGGCGCTGCGATCGGGGTTCGCCTCGGCGAGTTTCGGCAAGGAGCGCGAGAACAGCCGTGCGAGATATGTGTGCGGGGTCGCCGACGGCGCACCTGCGATGTTCCGCGAGCCCGGCGGACTGACCGTGGGCGAGGACGACTTCACCCGCAGGGCCGTCGCCTCATGGTGCGGCTAGCCGAACCGTCGGATGGCCTGCACCAGCAGCCCTGTCACCTGAACCTCGACGTCGTCGCCAGCGCCATCGTCGAGCTGGACCGGCTCTGACCATTTCGGGTTGGTCGACCGCGGCCACAGCAGGATGGCCTCGGGTGTGATCTCCACCTCTTTCAGCGTGATCTCGCGCAAGGCCCCGCCGGCCCGGATGCGCGTCACCTCGACGACCTGGCCGGATCGCAGCTCGGCGCCGCACGCTGCGAAATCGACAATGTGAGCCAAGTCGCCAGGCTGAACGCCGCGCGCGTTCATGGAGTCGCCGCAGACCTCGCGCAGCCATTGGCGGGCATGCGGATACCGTCGGTCCAGCGCGACGGCGAGCATCACGGGTTCGTCCTGGGGGGTCTCGTCCACCTCGAGCCATGCGCCGGCCTGAACTGGTCCGACGACGGGCAGCTCGCCTACCGACGCGGGCGCGACGGGGGCGTCAAACACCCCGGCCGGCAGCGGCACGCCTGACGCCTCGGAGATCTTGAGCAGCGTCGCCAACTTCGGCGTGAACTTGAAGCTTTCGTCGTTGAGGGGCCGCGTGATCGTTGTCGGGGCCACCCCGGCGCGCTTGGCCAGCGCATAGGGCGCCAGCCCAGACTGGCTCACAGCCTGCGCGAGAAACTGACGGGCGATGTCGGATACGTCGACCACATTGCGACTATGCACAGGGATTTCCCCTGTGGAGTGTGCATTGCCGCATTGACGGACTGTGCAGTCCTGCACATAGTGCGGGTCATGATCACGCCACAGCCCGAAATCCTCGAGATCGAAACCCGCGCCGAAGCCGCCGGCGTGAAGATGGCCGTCGTGCTCCGCGCCGCCGGCGTGCCTGCCAGTACCTGGTGGCGCTGGCGGAAGGGCGGGGTGGAGCCCCGCTTCGCCACACTTCGCAAGGTTCGCCATTCGCTGGACCGGCTGACTGCGGCGACTGCTCCCGCCTGAAATCTCAGTTTCTTCCTACCCCGGCCCCGCCGGCCCGTCAGCCTAAACCCCGCCCGGAACATCCACGGAACGCCCCCAAGGAACGCCCCATGTCAGTCCCCGTCATCAAGGCCATCTGTCGGCGGATCGAGGCCCGCATGGGCGGGGGGCGCAACGCCGCCCTGGCCGCGGGCATCTCGGGCGGGCTGTGGTCGCAGTACTGCTCGGACGAACATCCGACGATCACCATCCCTGTGCACCGGCTGCTGGAGATTGCGTCCGGAGATGAACGGCGGGCGATCGCTGCTCTGTTCGCCGGCGACGAGGCCGAGGCCTGTGACGGGTCGGCCCTGCTGAACGAGGGCGGCGAGGCGGTCGAGGTCGCGGCCGAGCTGCACGGGCTGATCCGGCGGGCCAACGCCGACGGCGTGATCACCCCGCGCGAGCGCCGCGAAATCCGCGCCAAGGCCCTCGAGGCCCGGGCCGAGGTGGATGACGTGCTGAAGGGGGCCGCGTGATGGCGGGGCAAGACGCCGTGCCGCCCGGCGCGTTCGCCGACTGGCTGGCGGAGCCGGTGCGTATCGACCTGCAGCCGTGCCGGTTCTACGCGGGCTTTAGCAGGTGGCTACTGTCGGTCGAACGCCGTGCGCAGGATCGCCAGCGCGTTCTGCGCCGCCTGTCCGAAAATGCGCTCCTGTCGGCTGACCACGTCGCCGGCCTGATGCGCCTGTACGACCGCCTCGCAGCGCTCGGCCTCGGCGTCCAGATGGCGCTTGAACGCTTCTGGCGACGTCTGTCGAAGGGTCGGCAGCACGACGTTTTCGAGGATGAAGCGGTTCGCGGCGGACTGGGCCAGAACGCTTTCGAGGGCGTCGTCGAAGGTCATGTCGGGTTCTCTGTCTGTGGGCTGGCCGGCGACCGTAGCTGTAAGTGCGAGGGCGGCCAATGAGCACGCCCCGCATGCCGCGCGCCCCCAGCCGCGAGTACTCCGCCACCGGTCGCGCCGAGTTCGGCGCGCCGCCGGTCGTGCTGCACAAGGACGAGGATCTGGTGGCCGCCTGTGTCGCCCAGGGCGGCTTCCCCACGGCGCGGGTGCTGCGCTGTGGCCGGACGGTGTGGGCGGACATGGCCGGCCTGTACTGGAGGCACCGGGGATGAGCCGGGCGCGCCGCCGCAACCGCATCGTCGCCCCGGTCGACTATCGCCGCGACCGCCTGCGCTGGGCCGATCTGGCCCGGGCGGCGGAGGCGCAGGCGCTGGCCGGGCTGGACTCGACCATTGACGCGCGCGAGCGGCTGGCGGTGCTGGCCGGGGCGGCGCGCGAGGCCTGGACGCCGGCGGCGCCTTATCCGCGCGGGCTGGTGTGTCAGATGCTGGCCTCGACGGTGCTGGCCTGGGCGCGCCAGACGGATGCGGAGGCGCGGGCCGACATGGCGCCGCTGGTGCTGGCCTGCTGCCGGCTGGTCGAGCGGCTGCTGACCGATCTGGGGGCCGCGACCATTCCCGAGGCGGTTGCCGGGACGCGGGCGATCGAGCGGGCCTATCGCTCCCCCTATGCGGAGGGCTGAGACATGGTTCCCGCAGGTCCCCGACAGCATGTGCCGACCGCCCGGGCCACGGATCTGACCGGCGACGATGTGGCGGCGCGGATCGTCCAGTGGCGGCGGATGCGCATGGGCTGGAGCGCCATCGCCCGGGCCCTGGGCGTGGCCGAGCCCGACGTGCGCCGGCTGCACGACCCGAGATGGCCGATCACCGCCCAGAGCCCTGGCGCGAACCCGGTTCGCCGCCCTCTGACCCCCAACGGCAACCCCAAAGGAGACTGACCGATGAAGCCGATCACCGACATCCTGCGCGAGATGCGCAAGGGCCGCATCGTCGAGGATGCGACCGAGGCCCTGCGCGAGGTCGTCAAGGCCGTCGACGCCACCGAGAAGGCCGGCACCGTGACCCTGAAGATCACGGTCAAGCCGTCGAAGGGCGGCGGCACGGACAAGACCCTGTCGGTGTCGATCGCGACGGCCATCCCGCGGCCGGACCTGCCCGACGCGGTGTTCTTCTCGACCGTCGACGGCGATCTGGTGCGCGACGACCCGGATCAGCGGGTGCTGTTCAGCGAGGCGGGCGGGCCCTCGGCGGTCCGCTCGGCCTGACGACGCCCAAAGCCCTTGCCTGACGGCGGCGCGCCGTGGCGAGCGCAGCTGACCCCTTCAGCCACATGACGCCCGACAGGCCGTGCGCGGCCGGGGCCTTTCTCAAGGAGCATCGGTCATGACGAACCGGACCGAGAACGACACCGTCGCCGAGCTGGCGACCCGCGGGGTGGTCGCCCCGAGCATCATCACCACCCAGGCCGGGCGCGAGCTGCTGATCCTGCCGGATGGTCAGGGGGGCGCGAAGTTTGAGGACGTGACCGAGCCGGGCGCGATCGAGCCGGCCAAGCCGCTGTGGGTCGATCAGCGCGTGATCGTGCAGACGGCCGAAAGCCTGGCCCAGTACGCCAACGACCATAAGGGCGCCGGGACTGTGCTTTTCGCCGACATCGCCGCCAGCGCGATCGAGGGCGTGATCGACTATCACCGGGACGCCAAGGCCGAGCGGAAGGCGCACCGCGTGCGGCTGGAGCTGCCGCATTCGATCGAGTGGAAGACCTGGGCCGGGATCGACGGCAAGCTGATGGGCCAGCTGGAGTTCGCCCGCTTCCTCGAGGAGAACGCCGCCGACATCGAGGCCCCGTCGGGCGCCGAGCTGATCGAGGCGTGCCGCGACCTGCAGGCCAACCGCAAGGTCAGCTTCACCAAGGCGGTGCGCACGGCCAGCGACAACGAGAACTTCGAGTATGTCGACGAGACCACGGCGAACCCGAAGAAGGGCGGCGTCGAGATCCCGTCGCGGTTCCAGCTGAGGATCCCCGTGTACTTCGGCGGTCGGACCTATCCGCTGTTCGCCTTCCTGCGGTGGAAGCTGGAGGAGGGTGAGGGTCTGAAGCTGGGGATCAAGCTGCACAACCCCGAACACGTGCGCCAGGCCGTGTTCAAGGAGGTGGTGGCCGAGGTCGCCGACCAGACCGGCCTGACCGCCTACTTCGGCCGCATCTGAGAAGGGACGCCCCCGGCCGCTGACACGGCGGCCGGGGGCGGATCGGCATGGCCTGCACCATCTGCGATGACCTGCGCCGCCAGTTGGCCGAAGCTCGCGAAGAGCTTCAGGCGTGGCGTGCCCATGACCAGTCGGAGGAGCGGCATACGGCGCTGGTCGGGCGGGTTCGAGCGTGGCGCGGGCTGTTCACGCTGACGCCCAGGCTGGGCAACGGCCCCGCGATTGTCCTGATGGCCCTTGTCGACCGCGGCGGCCGGGTCGTTTCGCGCGGGGCGCTGTTCCAGGCGACGCGGGTCACGCCCTGGCGACGGGCAGGGGACTTCAACTCGGAGGATTTGTCCGAGTGCGTGGTCAGGGTTCACGTCTCGCGGCTGCGGGGCGCGTTGCGGATCGAGGCGGCCGCCGGACGGCTGCCCGAGGTGTGCGCCAGTCGCAATGCAGGGATCGAGATCGCCTATGGCGGCGGCTATGTGATTCCCAAGGCGCTGGCGGCCGAGCTGCGCGCCCTGGTCGAGGGCGAGCAATGACCCCCGCCGCTCCCATGACCCGCGACGACGTGCGCCGCCTGTTCGACGAGGCGCGGGCGGCGGTGAGGGTGTCGGACGTGGCCGGCGTCAAGCTGGGGCGCGTCGGCCAGCGGCTGCGCGGTCAGTGCCCGGTGTGTCTGAAGGGCAAGGGCAAGACGAAGGACGGCCCGTTCTGGGTTGACGACTTCAAGGGGGTCTGGGGCTGTTTCGCCGGCCAGGGCGCGTGCGCCGAGGGCGGGGACGTCATCCGCCTGGAGCAGCTGATCCGCGGCGGCCAGCCGCGCGAGATCGCGGCGAAGTTCGCCGGGCCCGGGTTCCAGCCGACGGCGCGGGCGCAGATCGTGCACCGGGCGGAACGGCCCGCATCAGCCTCGTTGGGCGCTTCGGCGACCTCTAGCCAGGGCGTGAGCCCGACCGTGGCGCGGATCCAGCGCGAGGCCGTGGCGTGCGAGGCCGGGGACATGGTCGATCGCTATCTGGCCGGGCGGGGTCTCGGGCCGGCGGTGCGGGCGGTGATGCGGCGCGAGCTGCGGTTCGTGGCGGCGGCCTTCTATGACGTCATCCCTGACGACATGCCCCGTGACGCGCCCGTGCCGCCGGGCGGCCAGGTGGTCGTCATGAGCGAGGGGCGCCGCGGGCTGACCCTGCCGGCCATGGTGGCCCAGGTGCGGACCCATGAGGCGCGCACCGGCGGGCTGCACCTGACGTTCCTGTCGCGCGATCCGGTGACGGGCCGGGTGGCCAAGGCGCGGTTGCGGCGGGCGAAGAAGATGCTGGGGCCCCAGTCGTGGGCCGGGCGGCCCGGCGGGGCGGTGCTGACGTCCATGACCGGCGTCTGGGTCGAGCGCCCGCTGATCGTCGGCGAGGGGATCGAGACGACCGGCTCGGCGGCGGAGTTCTGGTTCCGGCGGTTCGGGGTCGTGCCGCGCATGGCGGCGGCCCTGTCGCTGGACCGGCTGCAGGGCGGCTGGGCGGCGGATTCCCGGGGCCGATACGACGTGGATGCGCCCAGCGCGGACCTGAGCCGACCGGCCTTCACCTGGCCTGAGCCGGGCGAGGTGCTGCTGGCCGTCGATCGCGACATGACGCCGATCGAGGTGCAGGCGCGGGGCCCGGGCGGCCGGATGATCAAGCGGGAACTGGACGCCGACGGGCGCGCGCGGGTGTGCGGCGCCGTGGCGGGAGAGCATTGGCGGGCTGTGGGCGCCGACCCCGTGAGGGTCATCGCGCCGCCGGCCGGCATGGACTGGAACGACCATCTGCAGGCGCTCGGCGACGAGCCCGGCGCGCGGATGGACCATCGGGGAGAGACGGTGTGAGCGCTGACGGATACGCCTTTGCGGGCTTCGGCGAGGGGTCTGGCCCAGGGTCTGGCGACGGGTTCGGCGGCGGGCTGCCGGCCGCGCCGACCGCGCGCGAGCTGATGTGGTTCGAGCTGAATGACCTGGGCAACGCCAAGCGGCTGATCCGGCTGGCGGGCGGGGTGTTCGGCGATGACGGCGAGGCGGACTTGACGGGCGCGCGGCTGCTGTACCTGCGCGATCAGGGCTGGATCGCGTTCGACGGGCGGCGGTGGAATCTGGCGCACGGGCAGGCGCTGGCGCGCAAGCTGGCGCACCGGGTGGCGGAGGGGCTGCACGCCCAGGCCACGGCCATGGCCGAGCACCTGTCGAAGAAAGCGGGGAAGGGGCGTGCGGTCGAGGCGGCGGCGCCAGAACCTGTGGCAGCGTCGGCGACCGGAGGGGGAGAGGCGACCGAGGCGGAGCGGCGCGAGGCCGAGCTGGACGCCCAGCGGGCGGCCGGCGGGGCGAAGAAGGCCAAGGATCGGCCCGACCTGGCGGTGGCCGACTTCCATGAGTTCGCGCGGTCGTGCGGGAACGCCGGTCGGACGCAGGGGATGCTGACCCAGGCCGAGGCTTATCTGCAGGTGGAGCTGGAGGCGTTCGACCGCGACCCGCTGTGCTGGAACGTGCGCAACGGGACGATCCGCTATGTGAAGGGCGAGGGCGGCTGGGCGTTGCGGTTCAGCCCGGCCCATGACCCGGCCGACCGGATCACGCGCCTGATGGAAGTCGACTACGACCCGAAGGCGACGGCCAGGCGCTGGGCCGCCTCGATCGACAAATGGCAGCCGACCGAGCCGATGCGGGACTTCCTGCGCCGGATCCTGGGCTACACGATCACCGGGGACACCTCGGAACAGGCGTTCTTCATCCACCAGGGCCTGGGCGGGGACGGCAAGTCGACCTTCATCGGGGCGATCCGGCGCACGGTCGGGGACTATGCCGCGACCTCGGACGTCAAGACCTTCCTCGACACCGGCCAGCGGTCGGGCTCGGACGCCAGCTCGGACGTCGCCAGGCTGGCCGGCGAGACGCGCATGGTCTGCACCGCCGAGCCGCCCCGCGGGGCGCGGCTGAACGAGGCCATGATCAAGAGCTTCACCGGGGGCGCGCCCCTGGCCGCGCGGCGACTGCGGCAGGAGCAGTTCGAGTTCATGCCCAAGGGCAAGGTGCACATGGAGTGCAACACCCGGCCGGTGATCAAGGGCGATGACGAGGGCATCTGGCGTCGGGTGTTCATCGTGCTGTGGGAGGTGCGGGTCTCGCCCCGCGACCGCATCAAGGACTTCGACAAGATCCTGGCCCGCGAGGAAGGGCCGGGCATCCTGAACTGGCTGCTGGCGGGCGTCGGCGACTGGTTGGCCAAGGGGCTGGATCCGCCGCGGCGGGTGTCGCAGGCGCTGGAGGACTATCGCAAGGGCTCCAGCCCGTTCGGCGAGTGGCTGGCCGAATGTGTGGTGGTCGATCCTAAAGCGCGGACGATGGCCAGCGAGTTCTACGACAGCTTCAAGGCCTGGATGGGCCGGCAGGACCCGGACGCCAAGGTCATGTCGCAGCGGGCGTTCGGCACGGCGCTGGGCGAGCGGCAGATCCTGCGCGACGGGCTGGACGGGCAGGGCCGGGTGATCCGGCGCGGCGCGCGGCTGAAGACGGCGGCCGAGCTGGAGGAGGACCGTCGCGCGGCCCAGGCGGGCGGCGACGACGACGTTGGCGAACCCGGTTCGGGCGGCGTGGCGCACTTCCCGGCCGACGATGAGGACCCGTTCCTGTCGTGAGCCAACAGACCTTTACAGACAGTCCAGACCTTCGGCCGGTCGAGGATCACAGGGGCCCTGCCGCCCGCGGCCCGCGACAGACGATCATGACTGTCTGTTCGCCTGTGATTGTCTGGCCTCAAGTCGTTGATTTCTTGAGGCTCCCTGACAGTCCAGACAGTCCAGACAGTCGAGCGGCGTTAAGGCGATAGCGGGCGGGTGTGCGCGGGTGTGCGCGCGGGCCGGATGCGGACGCGGACGTTCGTCTGTGATCGTCAGGTGTGGCGTGTCGGGGTGTGTGTCGGCTTGGGGGTGTGTGGCGGTGCGGTGCGTTTGGGCGAATGCGTTTTCAGGTTGAGGTGGGATGATGATGGCTCTGACCAAGGTTCGGAACGAACAAGACCAGACCCAAGGGGACTGGAGTGAAACGAGGCTGGACCTCAACCCGCTGGCCTTTGTGCTGAGCGTGGCCCCGGCCGGGCGGGTGGTGCAGGCGCGCTATGCGTTCTGGGCGAAGTCGGCGGCGCGCCGGCAGGTGCGGGCGCTGGGTGAGGCGCTGGCCGAGGTGGCGATCCGGGTCGAGCGCCAGCCCGAGCTGCGCGCCCGGGTCGAGCGGCTGCGGCGGCAGGCGGAGCGGGCCAAGGCGCGGGCCGTCGCCCTGGCCGACGGACTGGAGCCTGCGCCCCTGACCCCGGCCGAGGCCGCCCGGGCCGAGCTGCTGTCCCGTCGGCTGGGCGAAGTGAAAAACGGCGAGCGCAGCGCGCCCGTGGCCAGGGCCCAGGTGGCGCAGGACCTGAGGGCGATCGAGGCGAAGCGGGTTGAGCGGACGCGGATGGGCGAGGACGCGCGTCGCAGGGCCGAGACGGTACGGCTTGAGGCTGCGCGCGCGGGCGTGCCCGAGTCCGAGGTGGTCGACCGGCAGCGGGTCGCCGCGTACAGCCGCCTGCGCACTCGGGACGGGCTGAAGCTGCTGCACGAGCGCGGGGCGTTCGGACGGGACCGCGTCGAGGCGGCGGCCCTGCTGGCCTATGGGCTGCGATACCGGGATCTGGTCGAGCTGGCGCAGGCGGCGCTGAAGTCCTGCCTCGACATGACCGAGCGCGGGCGGCGGTCCCTGAGCCTGTGGGAACAGGCCAGCCGTGCCCAGCGGCGGGCCGCCACCGCGAACCAGGTTCGCCGCATCGAGGTCGCCGTGGCCACCCGGTGCGGGCCCGAGGCGCTGAAGGTGCTGCGCGCCGTGGCCGGCGAGGCGCGCTCGGTCAGTGATCTGGCGTCCGGGGGCAAGCAGCGCGAGCGCCTGCGAGGCCATCTTGTCGAGGCGCTGAAGGTGGTCGGGGATGTGCTGTCGCGAGGCCATTGACAAGGTGGGCTGATAAGAGCAGCTTTCCCGCATCACCCGATTTGCGCCGCAAGCCCGCCCCGGCCCCGCCGAGGCGGGTTTCGCGCGTCTGGAGGGGAGGGCTGCGTGCCGACGATGCCCCCGACCTTCCGGCCCGCAGGCGCGCTCACGCGGCGCGAGGCGAACCGGACCTATGATCAGCGCCGGGGCTCGGCGCGTGAGCGCGGCTACAGCAACCGCTGGGACAAGGCGTCGGCCGGGCACCTGCGGAACAGTCCGCTGTGTCGCTACTGCGAGCTGGCCGGTGATGTGACCGCCGCCGAGCTGACCGACCACCTCTACCCGCACAAGGGCGACAGCAGCCTGTTCTGGAACAGCCGGTTCTGGGTCTCGTCCTGCAAGGCCTGCCACGACGGGTTCAAGCAGCGGGTCGAACGCCAAGGCCGCGCTGCCCTCGACAAGCTGGCCCAGCGCCTCGGCCTCGATCCCCTCCGGTAGGGGGGGGGTGGTCGAAACTTCAGAACCTTTCGCCTGCGGAC